GTGATAGAATATATATCGAAGATGATAGCCAGGGACTAATATCTCAATATTTGCATAAAGAACAAAAAAATACTTCATATGATTTAAATACTAGAGTATTCACTACAGCATATAACGATCCAATTGGAGAAAATGATATCGTCGTTTCTGTTGAGGCAACTAGGTTCACTGAACAAGATTTTATGTACATTCAACAGTTACCATTGATAATACAAAATTCAGGAGAACCGGGTGAATTTACATTAGGAAATTTGCATATTAATATAGTTAGTATAATCGAATATCAGACTGACCTAATTTGCCTATAAACTGAATCATAAACATATTTATATTAAATTACTATATATTATATGTTGAATGATACAATAACTTCTATAGAAGAAGATGATCTGGATATCAATTGGTATCCGGATTCTTCATTTTAAAAGAAAGGCTGTTTAGATGAGTCTAATTGATTTACAGAAAAAAATAGGAACAACTGCAGATGGGCAATTTGGACCTGGAACATTAAAGGCAGCCGCTGCTTTTTTTAAATTATCACATGAAAGAGCTGCACATTTCTTTGGGCAATGTTCACACGAAACTGGTGAATTTAAATTATTTGAGGAAAATTTAAATTACGGTGCAGATGGATTGAAACGAATATTTGGTAAGTATTTCAGTGCAGATTCATTAGCATTAGCTTATGCGAGAAAACCAGAAAAAATAGCAAATCGCGTTTATTCTAGTAGAATGGGTAATGGTAATGAAGCATCCGGAGATGGTTGGAAATTTAGAGGTAGAGGAGCACTTCAGACAACCGGCAAAGATAACTATAAACAATTGGCAGAACATGTTAATAATCCTGAGATATTAAAGAATCCAGATTTAGTAGAAACTACATATGCATTCGAAGCAGCCTTATTTTATTTTGATAGAAATGGTTTATGGAAATATTGCGATGTGGTCGATGATGATCACATTTTAAAAGTTACTAAAGCAGTAAACGGCGGAACTAATGGTTTAGACGGTCGAATTAAAATAACAAAGAAATACTACGGATACTTTTCAAAATGAAATATTTAACTTTATTTGCAGCAACAATAATCACATTCTTTTCACCAATTGTTGGAATGATTTTAACACTTATATGTTTCATTGGAGCTGATACCATTATGGGAATTTATGCTACTATCAAATTGAATGGTATCAAATCATATCGAAGCACAAAACTATTCAATTCAGTAGTTAAGACATTTTTCTATGTTGGTACCGTAATGACAATGTATGCAGTTGACATATTCGTATTAGGCGGTGCTATCATAGGAATAAAACATGCACTTAGTAAAATATTCTGTGTATTCTTCATGTATATCGAATTTAAAAGTATTGATGAAACCTCAATGAAACTAGGTAATCGATCGGTATGGGTAATATTTAAAGAATTAGTAAATAAACTTCAGCGCATCAAAAAAGATATTAAAGAAATTAAAGATTGATTGTTTTCTATTATATTATTTCATATAATATAGTATGAATTATAAATATATAATGTTATCTATACTAATTTTCCTGCTAGGGCAAATTGTAGTATGGGTTCAAGTAAATGGCCCGATCTTATGGGACTGGGCCAAATCATATAAATTCTTATTAATGCTATTAGGCGTACCGATAACATGGATGTTCATGGAAGCAACTCGGTACGCTATTTTAGGTTTTAATGGGCAATTTTGGCCGGGTAGGTTTCTATCATTCACAGCAGGTATATTCATTTTTACTATAATGACATATATATTTCGTGCTGAGGCAATCACAATTAAAACGGCAATATCATTATGTTTAGCATTATCATTGATATTAGTCCAGATCTTTTGGAAATAATCATATTTATATTAAATGGATAATATGATTAACGAATACCAAACACATAACACACTTAATCCTGTAATATGGGACGGTGATTCTCTAAAACCAGATCTACGTAAACACTTATTAAATATAGCTAAACATTTCATTGAGTTTTTAGAATTAGATTTAACGGTTAGAGATATATTAATAATTGGTTCTAATGCTAATTACAATTGGTCAGACAATTCAGATATTGATTTACATGTAGTTGTTAATTACAAAGCAATAAATCATTCAATACCATTAGTTACTGGTTATATGCAGGCTAAAAAGAGTATATGGATGTCTAATTATCCACTTAAATATAAAAACATTCCAATTGAATTATATGCACAAGATTCAAATGAAGCACTTGGAGCTACAGTTGGCGTATTTTCATTAACTCAAAATAAATGGTTAAATAAACCAAATCCTACCCAAATAACAGTTGACGATGATGCTATATGGTTTAAAGCTCAGCCATATGAATATGAGATAAACAAACTAAATCCATCGGATAAACAATTTGGTTTAAAGATAAAAAGTATACTAACTAGATTACAACATTTAAGAAAATCCGGATTAGGTAACCAAGGCGAATATTCAATTGAAAATTTAGCCTATAAACATTTAAGAACACATGGCTATATTGATAAATTAAAAACAATGTTAAAACAAAGTACTATGGCAGATATGATACCAGAATGCACTGAACTAACAAACCATGTGAGTGGTGCTAAGTTATTAGATGGCAATGATTGGGAAACTATTATTACTAGATATAATGCTGTTGTAGATCCTAGGGGACAATGGGATCATCCAGGTAAATGTACTATGATACCAACGACTGATGGTTCTATAACAATGCATGGAGTTGATTTTCCTGTATTTGGTACTGATGAAACTGGTCATAGTATAATGATGGAACCAAATCAAAACTATCAATATCCAGGTAAGAACATATTCGAAATACCACATACAGCACAGTATCAAACATTATTAATACAATTGCAAAATGCAATTAAAAATGGAACACGTTATGAGTAATAGTAAAGGATTAGGTGACGATATCAAAAAAATAACAGCATTTACTAGATTAGATCAATTAACAGAAAAAATTGCTGAGTTATTAGATATTGATTGTAAATGTGATGATCGCCAAGAATGGCTTAATGATAAAACAAAAAATTGGTCAGTATATAAAAAGAAAGAACAAAAATGAAAAATTTAAGTAAAGAACAAGTATTAGGAATAGTTAGACACGTATTAACATTTGCAGGTGGTATTGTATTAACACAGGGTCTTGTTGATCAAACAATATTAGATACTTTAATTGGTAGTTCAATCACATTGATTGGTGCAATTTGGTCAATAGTAGCAAAAAGAAAATAAGTATGGAACTAACAAATTATATGTTTTTCCAAAATCTAAAAACAATTCATCATGCAATTGGTGAATTATTAGAAATGGATCCAAACAAAGTAGATCAGTTATTAAATAATGGTCATGCATGGGCAGTAGATCATATAGCGTCATCAGCTGATGATGTAGAAGAAGTATATCATTTTTTAACAAGTACCGACGGGTTTAATCATAAAGATGATTATAATTCACAGAAACCACAATTCTTACCAGCTGATTTTAAAAATCATTTAAAAGGTATTATGGGTGAGCGTATTGAACGAAGTGGTTCAAATTGGGTTGTTAAACCTAAAACTGGCAATCATGTATTAGGTACCCATCCTACTAAAAAAGCTGCACTTAAACAATTAGCAGCAATTGAAATAAGTAAACATACGAGATAAATAAATGTCATTTTTAAATAGTAATATACCAACACTTACATGTTATATTCGTAATGAGTTTTTATTCAATCATGAAACCGGACATGGTGAATTTACATTAGCTGATGTGCATAGTGTAGCATCTATAGAAAAACGAACTCCACTATTCGAAGCATTTCTAGAAAATGGAGTCAATTGGACTAGAAGACCAATACATGCATTTGTCTGGAAAAAAGATGCAGAAAAACTACCATTAACTGAACATGTATATTGGGACTGTTTTAGTTCATATATAGATGTACATGTACGTGAAAGATTATCCGGACTACGAGCGGATTTGATATCATTATCTAATGTTAAACGACAAGGAACATATCTTTTTACATTGGATTGGTCGCATGCGGATCGTAATATGATAGACACTAATTTTTCAGAAAC